GGGACCTAGGACAATGACTAGGGGATGACTCCCACAACGCCACTTCATATCTTCCACTGAGTGCTGTCTTCCGCTAAGGGTGCTCTTGCTCAATTTAACTTTTGAAATGCCATCATGAGTTCATCATGAATTCCCCCATCATCCCGAGGAGTAAGACGACTTACACACTGCGTCGATCCTCCCGGTAAGGTACCTAATATTGATGTGCTTTTCTCTACGAACATATGAAGTGGACCAAGACCTTTACCACCTGACTCCATAACACACTGGACTGCATTACGGAACGCCCGTTTAAAGGAATCACCGACGTACATTGCTGTACCCGATTTTGGTTTCCGATCAACGGTTTCACACTTACCACCTACTCTAACCACTCTATCCGACTTTCTTTGACTTTTTTTACCGGCATCCTCCAATAAAATTTTATATGACAAGTTATGCTCTGACTTGGACTGGTAAAGCATATAATTCGAGATCAATCTCGGATCAAAGCTTTGCAGACGTCCAGAGGACCTCTCAGAAGTAATGACTCTTTCAAGGTTTACCTCGAAAATTGACGGTTGTTTAAACTCCCGTGGAAATAATCGAGGATCCATGTAAGCCATTCGTTTATAGTCATATTGGAATCTTAGAATTGAAGGAATGCCCATAGCCCATTGTGACCGTCGAGAATAACCAATCGCTGGCACCTTACGTAGGAGCAGCTGTTTAAACTTTCCAAGTTCCTCATCGGTACGGACATCCCGGAAATAGTCGACAAACTGCAAATCCATGAAGACCTCAGTCTTCGTTGTGGCTTTTGAGCTCTCTTTCTTTCCGGAACCACCGCCCTTAACTAACCCATAAAGGAAACCATAATTAACCGCCGGGACCAATTCGATCCCCTTACGGCAGTCATAGTAGCGCGAGTTAATTGTGAGGAAGTTTGAACTTACAAAGTTCTTCCCGACAGACTTTTCAAAACCGACTTTACTAATGTATTCCTCCCAAATCCCTATAAAAAGAGAATCGCCCCGGAAGAGGATATCATCACCGTTCACAAGAACAGGAAGTTCTTCAAAAGAAAAGGACTTCTGATGATACTCTTCAAGGGCGAGCCAATAAACAAGGGCATTGGCCCAACAAAGGATAGGAAAGGAAAATATACAACCCATTAACTGACCATTACTTTGAACAAAACTAGACGGCATCAACTGATCCACTTTTCCAGGATCACCGAAACTTCCCTCATACGAGATCTCATTAGCACTAAGTGCTGATCTCATAATGGTGTAATATTCGGGATGACGCTTACAGAATTGCTCGGCAATCATAAGGGTTACATCTGTATTTAAATTGTCGGTTGCGGCGGAATAATCACCACTGACCCAGTAGGTTTCTCCACTGGTAAAGGGGTATTTCTCCTCGAAGGACCGCGACTTCAGATAGATATCTCGAATAATGTCCTCAGACACCGTCCGACCCGTAAGGGTGAAGGCTTCAAACTTCTGGAGTTGTTGCCACATCTGCAATTGCAGGGGCTTCCAAACCGCGTTCATTTTTGCTGGTGCTTTTGTAATTGTACGGATCTTAAGTGGTTCTAGTATAAACTTTACCTTAGTTGAAGGGGGCTTTTCGAGTACCTGGAGAGGGACATCCTCCCGGAGAACTTGGGAAAAGTCAAAGTGAATACGTTCCTCCCAAACACCGATCAACGGGTGAAAACCCATTGACCATAGGTGGGTCGGGAAGATAACGTCTTCAAAATAACTCATCCGAAAAGGATTATCTTTGTGACCATGCCACTTCGTTGAAGTGTATTGGTCCCACAAATAACCCTGAGCTCCGCGATTTGCTCTCGTATACTCTGAACATGCCGCACTATTAACCTGTCCCCCGATCACACGATCAAAGGGGACTACTGACTCAATCACGTTACTATCCACGATCTTTTGACGCATCTTTTCAAGGAACTCAAAGGGGGTCTCCCGTTCTAACGAGAGGAGCCGTTTATGCTTTTCAGCACTTTCAATAACGGAATCCAGACTTAAGAATGGGAGGCCTTTTTTTGTTCCCTGGAGGAGGTCCCATCGCGCATCCCGAGAGTGATCGGATTTAGTGTTTCTAATTAAGAGGTTCTTCAACTGACGTTGAAGAGAACCCCAAAAGAGAACACCCCGACCCTCGACCCCTTCGGGCCGGCTAGGATACTCGATAAGTTCTCCCCCTTTACGGGAGCGCTCCGCGTGGCAAAAAAGATAATTGACGTGGTACTTGTACCAAACATTCCAATCACCAGTAACCATACGACTGAACCAATACACCCAAGTTCTGATCAAACTTTTTCGAGTGTGAGGCAAAGAGAGGATCTTGTCTCCCCTATGGTAGACCATAAACGTTAAAAGAACGTCCACGATCTGTGATGTTTCTTCGATGTAGGGTCTCAGACTTTCTATGTTCCGAACGTAGTGAGTCCAGGGTTTTCCACTCCCCAAATCCACCATCCCCACCCCGCCCCTGAAGAGGCGTTGTAGGCGGTAGAAGGACGAATAATCGAATCTAACAGAGAACCCTTTCCCAGACTGACTTTCATCAGAAAAGGTTAAGGACCGATCAGACTCGTCGTCCCAATCTTCCGACGCTCCCGCACGACATTCTTCATATCTGTGCAGTGCTTGCAGAGTAAGCAGTAAGGACACATTCTCAACTTGAGGGATAAGATCATATTGTCGCCCGAAAAGAACTTTCGGGTGGGCACTCTGGTCTGATGCCATACAACTCATCGTTGAGGTCTGTTTTAATTGCGTTTTACTTAAAAGCGCGTTCATTCTACTCTATT